AATCGACTTTGTGCATGTGCGCGCCATTGCCGGACTGGTCGTACATCGTGCGCACGATGCAGGTTGTCAGGGCGCAGAACTGCCGCATGTCGCTGACGGCGCCTATGTCGAGTGATTTGCCGTCGTCCCGCGTCACCTTGGCGATCGGCCCGTTGTATGAATCGTTCATCCGGCGCAAGCCGTACAGCCCGGTGGCGGCACTTCGCATGTTCTGAACGCCGGTCTCGGAACGCCAATACCCCTCGACCGCGAACCATATTGCGGCGGCCCAGACCGCTGCGACCACTGCCAGCGGCACGATGAGACCCTTACCGCTCACTCGGCCGCCGCCGCAGCCGCTTTGGGTTTCCGCCCCAGCGGCCTGCCGACCCGGCTCGGGACCGGCTCGACCTCGGCCCAGTCCGAGTACAGCCGGCGCACCGGGATGCCCGTCTCGACCGAGATTTTCTCGAGGGTCGAGGTCTTGAAAAACGCCCGCGGCTGCGCCGACCGCAGACCGCAGAGCGCGTAGATGCTTTGCGCGTTCATGCCCAAGCGGAGAGCGAACATCCGAGGCTTCTCGCCCCGATCCGCCAGCCATGTAGCCAATTTTGTTGTCATGGACAGCAATGTATCTTTTTAATTGACAGCCGTCAATCGTGCACGTAGACGTACACAGCCGACAGCGGAGAGAGGCACATGAGCAAGCTGGAAAAGATCGCGGTCGCCCACGCCAAGGCTCTCGGTCGGGCCGAAGCGGCACTGACGTACATCGCCGCCATCGCCGACCGGCCGGACGAGGTGCGGGCGGCGGTGGCCGAGGTGCAGGCCGCGATCACACGGATTATCGCAGAGGAGAAAGAGTGATGTCTTACACAGCGAAGTGCTTGGTTTTCTGCGCCGCATTGGCTGCGGGCGCGGGGGCGGCCGAGGCCCAAGGGTTTAACGGGCTGATGCCGCAATACGGTCAGCCGGGCTGGGGCATTGTCCAGCCGATCCAACCGTTCCAGCCGTTGCCGCAGCCGGCGCCGAGTTGGGAGGGACGCCGGATTGGCGGCTTCGATTACTGGAGCAGCAGCAATGGGCAGAGCGTCACGTGCCGGCAGATCGGCAGCGTGACGTACTGCAATTAGGGAGCGAAATCATGAACGCGCTCGGACTAACGGTCGAGCAGCTGGCCGAGCGCAAGCTGCGGCTGCACGCCGGCGACGCGGGCAAGGTCATGGAGGGGCGCTACCACGAGGTTTGGGAGCGTTTTCAGCCGGACTACGTCCCGGAGGATCTGTCGGGCGAGTTCCGCGTCGCCATCGGTTCCTACACCGAGCCTCTCGGCCTGTGGTGGACCGAGAAGATGACCGGGCGCGAAATTCAGTACTTCTCCGATAACCAGCTGATGGGCCACATCTGGCGCGCGTTGACCGGGCGCGAGGCGCTGCCGGAACTGTGCCTCAACGCCGATTACCCGTTCCTGGCATGCAACCTCGATGCCCTGACGACGACGCCGCAGGGTCACGAGGCCGTGCTCGACGCAAAGCACCTGGGGCGGCTCGGCGAGGCGGAGATACTCAGGTATACGCCCGCCGGGGTCTTCCAGGCGACGGTCGTCGGCTACGACTGGTGGGGCATCGCGCCGATCGTCGGCAATCGCTGGGAAGCGCCGATCTTCCAGGAGGTGGACCCGCTCTACCAGGCCGAGCTGATCGCCCGCGCTCGCGAGTGCTGGGGCTATATCGAGCGCGGTGAGGAGCCGCAGGACCACACCGAGCCGGTGCCGCCGCCGAAGCCACAGCCAAAGTTACGCCAGATCAACCTCGATCTGCTGCCGGACGCCCTGCGGCCGAATTGGTACGGCGAGTTCGCCAAGCTGGCGAGGACTTTTGCGGAAACCAAGGGCGCGTTCGATTTGCACGCCATCACGCGGGAGAACTTGAAGCAGCTTGTTCCCGAGGACATCGGTTTAGTGAAGCTCGGCTTGGTGCGATTCAAACGCGATAATCGCGGGGTGAGCATCGCCTTGGATAAATCCGATGGATGAGAAGCTGCTGCTGGAGTGGATCAAGAACATCAACGACGCGGTCTACATCCTGTCCCGCGCCGCGCCGGGCGGCATCCGCGCCAGGGCCTACGTGGAACAGGCGACCGTAGTAGCGAAGCAGATAATTGCCGAGATCGAGGGGGAAACGTCACAATGATGAATGACAACGATAGCGTCCCGATGAGGCCGAGCTTTAATTCCATCGATGCGGCGTGGCGCTCATTCGCCTGCGACATGCCGGAAATGGACAGCCCGGCTTTATTGGCCGCGTTTGTTGCCGGCGCTTCGTCCGCGCTGTCGATCATCTATCGGAATGGTATCGAGAACCTCTCTCGCGAGCTAACGCAAATCCAAGAGGAGCTGGAGCATGGCTGAAATCGTGTGGCAGGAAGTGAAGAGCAGCAATGTAGATAAGGTCGCGTATGATAAAGATGCCGACGAGTTATTGATCACTTTCAAGTCGGGGTCCGTGTACGGGTTTCCGTCAGCCGGCGAGGCAGCCTTCCAAGACATTGTAAATGCGCCATCCCCAGGTGGGTATGTTTCAAGATGGCTAAGAGGGCAGCCGTCGAGGCGCATAAAATGACTGCCGCCTCAAGAGGGGCGCGCGGGCAAGCCATTCCGCAACCGCCAATCCCGCGCCTGCTGAACGGGATAGAGCCTATCCCATTCAGTGGGTGCTGGATATGGACAGGGAAGATCACCAAGGCAGGCTATGGCCACATAAGCGTGAATGGCGCCTACGAATACACGCACAGGCTAGCCTACACGCATTACGTCGGGCCAATTCCGCTTGAAATGGAAATAGACCACAAGTGCCGGGTTCGCTCTTGTTGCAACCCGGATCATCTTGAGGTTGTCACCCATCTTGAAAACGTCCGGCGCGGATTAGTCAAAACCCACGGCGGCAGATTTTGGCGGGAACGCTCCGCGTGCTCTGCCGGCCACGCCTACCCAGACAATCCTCGCCGGGATAGTCGCGGAGCTAGAATTTGTCCCATCTGCAACAATGAGCGGAGGAAAGCCGCCCGTCGGCTCCGCGGTCTGCGCTCTCTGGGTTTGCGCACGCACTGCCCACAAGGGCATCCGTATAACGAAGAAAACACGTATTGGCACAAAGGGCATCGCCAGTGCCGGGCATGCAAGGACGCGCGACGGCGCGCAGCGAAATGGAGAGCCACATGAGCGAGCATGATCCTGTTACCGGCGAGGTTTGCAATCGCATGCCGGCATCCATTGCTGCCTCGATCATCAGGGTGATGGCGCAAATCAAGCAACTGGGGACAGATGAGCGTAACGAGCACGGTAAATATCGTTATGTGTCTGTAGACAAATTTTATTCAATGATCGGCCCGATGATGGCGGAGGCCGGCATCGCGCTGCTGATCGACGAAACCGACAGCGAGGTGAAGGAGGGCAAGTCCGGCAACCCGTGGCTGTTCGCGCACTACGCGTTGGCCTTCATGCACGAGGACGGGTCGATCTCGGCCCCGATGCGGCGCAGCCTGGCGATGCCGATCAACGGCCCGCAGACCTACGGGGCGGCGCAGAGCTACATCGAGAAGCAGTTCCTGCGGCAGGTCTTCAAGATCCCGACCGGCGAGCACGACGCCGACGAGACGGCACAGGGCGACGACGTGCCCGCCAGGAGCGCCTCACGGGGCAACGGGGCTACCCGTGCCTACAACCGGCAACAGGCCGCTCCAGCGCCCTCAGACGCCGCCGCTGAGGTGTCGAAGCGGTGGAAGGAACTGGCCCACGACATCGACCTCGAAGAGGACAAGGACCGGCTCGATCTCGTCAAGTGGGCAGCATTCCAGACGCTGGACCGGATGAGCGCCGAACTGGGACCGCCGGAGGTTCACGCCGAGCGCATGGGGATGCTGCAGACGCGGGCCGCCAAACGCCGCGAGCGTCTCATTGGCAGCCTTGAACCGTTCGACCGATGAAAGCGAACATATCGGGCGACCTCGCCCGGGCCGAGAAAGTGGATCTCGGCCCCGAGCCGAACAGCATCCGAGCCCGGTATCAGGATGGCTCGGAGGTCAGGTTCACTGATGTCGAGATTTATTACCCCGGCCTCATCAGGGAGATGTTTCGGCGGGGCCTGATGCCGAAAGCTGTTGCCGTTCGAGAACTGAAGAAGCTGGGTCTTAGACTGAAGCCGTCCGCTGAGGAACCCCGATGAGCGCGCGCCTGGAAGCCCTACTGGCCGGCCTCGTCCTGCTCGGCGTCGCCATCGGCTTGGCGATCTGATGACCGCATTTCTGGCGGCCGCGCACTTTGACACCTTCGAATTGGTCGCCAGCCTGCGCACTCGCTTCGGCCTATTCAAGCAAGAAGCCGGCGGCGCGAACATCTGCCCGGTGCGGCAGATGAAAGGCGAGAAGTGGACGCGGCCAGCCTACGCCGCGAGCGGCAAGTGGCCGGAATTGACCAACGTGCTGCAACGGATCTCGCGCCTTGGCGAGGCGATGGGCGGCATCGAATTGGGCATGGTCGATCTGGAGCTATTGCCTTCCGGGGCCTGCATGAACTGGCGCAAGGACGACGGTCTGCCGTTCGAGCATGCCATCATGCTGCTGCGCACCTCGCCGGCGGTGACGCTCTTCGCCGGCTCCGAGGTTGCGGCCCCCGGCATCGGATTCCTCACGATCGTTTCACGGCGACTGCCGCGCAGCGCCATCAACCTGGGCGAGGCGGCGGCGATCTGGCTGGCGCTCGATTTCCGTAAAAGAGGGGAGAAGGCGGATGGCTGACCCGTACTCGAAAGAGGCATTTGAGATCTGGGTCGAGCTGACCAGCCCGGAGGAACACCTGGACACGGCGCTCATCACGCAGGAGGTGTTCTGCGACGCACTCGACAAATTCCGCGCGGCCGGCGTGCAGGCGGAACGAGAGCGTTGTTTCCAATGGGCGATCGGTCGAATACCTAGGTCACAAGCTGCGTGCTCGATCCGTGACGGTGACCCGACACCGACGCCGGGTAATCAGAAGTGAGTGCGCAGCGATCGCGGTGCCGGCCGATCCGGATGCCGCTATCGCCGCACTGGTGCGCCGGTTCGGCCTGGACGCCGTGCGGCAGGCAATCGCGACGTGTTCGGCCGGTTCGGGTTGCGGCGGCGTGAGGGGCGATTTCCGTAGACGGCAGAGCGAGGGAGCTTAAACTAGAGTAGCCGAACGGGGCGCGTGCAAAACGCCCCGCCGGCCTAACCGCAACCCGTGATGGAGTCACAGGTCATGGCTGAACAGACAAATAACACATCATCCTTTATCCCCGGCAACACGACGCACGAGCCAGGCGGCGCGCTCGCCGATGGCGAAGAATACAGCGCGGCCGAGATCGAGGTCGCCGAGCGCATGGCGCGGAGTCACCCGTCGCTCTCGCTGGTCTCGGTCACCTCGATCGCGCTGATCCTGCGCCGCGCCGGCGTGTAGCCCGCGCTACTAAAGCAGCCGGACGGGGCGCCCGTTCAAACGCCCCGCCGGCCTAACCGCAACCCGTGTAAGGAGCACAGGTCATGGCTAAGCAGACAAATAGCACGTCCTCTATCGTCGTCGTCCCGTTTCGGACTGACCAGCTGATCACGATCCAGCGGGAAGACGGCATCTATGTCGCCATCCGACCGATCTGCGAGCGGTGCGGAATCGACTGGTCATCCCAACTGCAACGCATCAAACGGCACCCGATTCTCGCCGAAGCCGTGGTTATGACAACCACACCTTTCACGCGTCACGGGCAGGAAGAGGCCTGCCTGAGGCTCGATTACCTCAACGGTTGGCTGATGGGGATCGACAGCAAAC